TAGTGTCATTGTACCTACATTACTTGATATAGGTTTCCATTTAGACCACTCATTTATAAGTGAGGAACTGCATAGAGCACCAACATTCCTGCTGCTGCTCCCTATTGCATTTCCTACCAGACTTGTTGTTATTCCCGTACTACCTAATGCCATATCAACTTTTATTTGTGTAGCAGGATATTTCACCTGTTACTATTAACCTTCCATTTATCTCCAAATTGCCATCTATAAGCACATTACCATTAATAGTACCTGTACTTACATACCTTACAATCTCTTTAACCACTATTCTTTCAGTAATTATATCCAGCTTAAATACCTTAATAAGCCATAGTACAAACTTCTTCATATCAACTCTTATTTAATTAATTCGTCTATCTCTTTTCTTAGGTCTATTATTTGTGCTTGTAAGACTGCTACATATTGTGCATAGTTGACAGACAGATACTTATCTTCTGTATTATCTTCTATAACTAGTTCTGGATATAGTTCCCTTACTTCCTGTGCTATGAATCCTATACAGTCCTTACCATCCTTCTTATATGTAACAGGTTTAATGTACCCCCTATTCTTTAATGGCTGAATGTCTGTTTTAAGCCTAATATCAGAATAAGCAGTCACTTCACCTGTAGCTGTAAGTGTACCTACTTTAATGTTAGTTGGTAATTTCAAATAAGCATTACCACCACCATTTACACTAACTGCCGAACTGGTATTAGTAGCTGTAGCATCTTGAATATAAATACTTCTAGTAGTACCCCAGTTTGCCGTAGTAATGTTAGCAGTACCATTAAATGAAGTGCCGTTAATAGTTCTGGTTGTCTGTAGTTTTGTAGCACTACCAGCATTACCACTGATACTAGCACTACTAGTAATGAACCCACTATTATTAGTCAAATGGCTAGTATGTGTAGGTACATTTACTGTTACTGCTACACTGCCATTAAATGATTTAGTGCTAAAGGAACCAGCAGCAAATGACAATGTACTATTAACCTTATCAGCACTACTGGAACGACTTGAAGTAGGTCTGCTAATATTGGTGTTATAAGAATTGGCTACAGTACTAGAAGTATATGTAGTATTAGCAAACTGTCCTGCTGATACACTGCCACCATTATTAGTTACTGTATATTCAAGACTTATATTAGTCCAATCACTAGGTTGCCTTACCTGTACTTCCCAACTATTATTAGCATATCTGACTATTCTAATCAAATCCCAAGTACAATAACTAGGAAGATATAAAGTACTTTGATTTAGTATTGAATTTGCAGTACCACCATAAGCATACATTATTGCTTCAAATGGTATATCCACTACTTGTGCCTGATTATGATTGCCTGTTATATAGTAAATTGTGCCTTTGACTTTACAGCTTTGATATTGTCCTCCACCTGTATTAACATAGGTTACTATCTTCTTCCAGTTTTTATCTTGACTACCTCCCCATCTATCAACCCTATATTTAGTTGAAGAAGTCCAGCCCATACTGAATGCTGCTTGGTGATAACCATCAACAGTATCGGCATTTGAAGCATAAGGAACAGTTATATTATTAGTAGTGCCGTTCTTAGTCCAAGTGAGATAATTACCACTAGTACCAAGTGCACTAACATAACTACTATTATGGTTATGTGAACTAGTTGCTGCACCTACACTAGCTGCTGTTATATTGAAACTCTTTGCTGCACTACCATCATAAGCACCCTGTGAAGTACCATTCAAACTAATAGTAAGTGCATTAGGATTCTTTAAAGCAGAAGGAACTGTAGGATATGCTGGTAAGCTGATAGTATTTCCACTTATATTATAGCTTGTTGAACCAACCTTAACAGTACTAGCGTAATTATGTGTATGCGTACTAGGTGTAAATGTTGAAGGTTTACTACCAATTTCAGACCAGCTATAAGAAGGTTTAGTATCAGTTATCCAGTTTGGCTTATCTGTTAAATCATTCCAGCTACTTACACCACCAACATTATCAATCAATTCCCTTAGAATCCTACCTTGATTGGCTGAAAGTGCCGCATCTGTAGCCGTACTGGTTAAAGCATCTACTATAGTAATACTACCACTTCCACCAGAAGTACCTGCACCATAGGCTGAAACTTCCTTCTCACCGATAACATTTACTTTAACCTTCAAATCTCCATTGGAATCAAAGTAAAAAGCCTTATTCCAGTTAGTTACTACACCATCCCAATTAGTAACCTTAGCAGATGTTATACCATCTAATATAGTCTTATTACTATGGCTGTGTTTCTTACTATTGGTATCATTCCAGTTAGTTATATCAGTTTCTGTTATCTTATCTAATGTAGTCTTATTAGTATGTGTATGGCTGTTCTCATTCCATTTAGCTATATTAGCATCTGTAAGTGCTGCTGGCTTCCCTTCTATATTAGTCCAAGTAACCTTAGTACCATCACCATTAACCCACTTCTTAGAAGTTGTATCATACTTTAATATCTGACCGTCTGCCAGATTAGTCAGTGTTACATCTTCCAATTTAGATAATAGTGTACTACCACCAGTTCCAGCTTCTAATATCATCTCTCTTAATATCCTACCTTGATTGGCTGATAAAGCAGCATCTACAGCTACAGAATCCAAACCATCATAAATAGTAACTGAACCTGTAGAAGTGCTTCCACCACCTGTAGAACCTTGACCATAAGCAGTAATTTCACCTTCACCAATTAAGTTTCCAGTAAACACTACCTTTGATAAATCTACAGTATAAGAACCATCACCATTATTAACAGCAGGTAGAAAGTTCCCACTTAAAGAAGAACTTCCCCCACCACCGCCAACATTAGTAACAGCTACATTACTTACATTAAGTTCACCATTACGATAGGTCTTATTTATGTTTGTTCTTGTAAATTGCATATTACTTCTTCTCTATTAATCGTATTTCCTGCTTATCTAATCTATAATCTGTTGTAATGCTGTCTATTATGAAGGTTTTATTAGGAAGATGGTTATCAGTCATAGTAGCATATACTTTAAACTTGTTCTGTAAGTTCAGATTCAGAATAGCAGAAGGTGTACTATATTGTGTTACTAGCCTATATATAAGATGTTCTTCCAGTCTATACATCTGCTTAGTAGCCTTATTGTATACGTTATCCAGATAAGTAAAGCTAGTACTATCAGCACTACAGCAAACTGCACTATAGTTACATTCCTTATTATCCCAAGTACATATAGCAAATTCTTCTGAATCCATCTCATTTACAAAGTCCTCGTTTATGATGTTGCTGTATTCAGTATCACTATCTTTTTCTTCTTCCTTCTGGAAGTTCTGTACCTTTGCCTGTATATCGAAGTCAGATAACCAAACAGCATCACATCTATAGCTATTATCTACTTTGTGTGGATGGTATAAAGTAAATGTAGGTTTACCAGTAATTACTTCATTAGTATTAGGCATCGGAATAGCATAACCTTCACCATCTATCCCCATATTCCAAGTAATGTTATTTTTAACTGGGAATATCCTGTTAATACAATGGTCTGACTGTCCTTGATTATCAAAGTATAATTTGAATGTACTATCTGTAGTAGTCCACCTAGAACCATTCCAGTACATACTACCATACTTTAACTTACAGTCTATGTAAAGATTATCTGGATTGAAGTCATCATTCTTGTTACTATACCCCTGCATTATATACATTTCAGATTCCCTATCCATAAATAGGAAGTTACCCTTAATAATCAGATAGGTAGAACCACCAATGAAGCTAACATTATTATCATTTACTTCCAGTTCAAACAATGGTCTTAGTTTACCATCATAAGTATTATGAACGTGTAACAGTACATAGTCTGTAAAATTAATATTATTGTACTTCTTATTAAAATCAGTAACCTTATCAAAGAAGGCTTTACAGATAGTAGCACCTACATAGTTCTGTGTAGTAGCATAGTTAATAGTAGAAGGTGCTGATACTTGTGCTAATGTAGCCTTATTGTAATAGTAGCATTTATAGTTGCTGTTCTTTAGATACTTAAAGAAACATTTGTGCATACCACCTTTACCATCTTCATTTACTTCCTGCACATAAGACCAGCTACCACCATAGTTGGTTAAATAGTTCTCATCCCAGATACTAGGTATAATGCTGTCAAAGCTATATAGACTGTCTTTAACAGTAACCTTATTATATACATTATCTAAGGATAATTGACCGCCATTTTCAACATAATCACTAGCTTCTATTTCCTTAAACTGCTGTAATGTAACCTTAGTGGACGCTGTACTACCAATGGTAAACTTATAGTAAGTATTAATTCCATTTTTAATAGCATCATAATCCAAGAAGTAAACTTTATCACTATCAGCCACAGCAGTTACATTAAGGTATTTACAAACTTCTTCCAGAACTTCCTGCATAGTCATAGGTTCATCATCTTCATCAAAGAAGTTCTGTTCACTGATATACATCTTACTAGGTAGACAAAAGTCAGATGTAGCATTTAATTGTGTATTATCCGAAATATAGAAAGAGCTATAAGCATTACATTTACTAAGCAGATGGTTTATAATCTGAGTAAATGAAACTATATCTTTCTTACTGCCTATAATGGTGTACTTATAATACTGTAATGTACTAAGTGCATCTATGGCTTCTACCTCTATTTCTTCTAATTCATTCTCATAGCCTTGGCTGTATAGATTGGGTGTAACATACCCAACCCATACAATACCATCAGCATTACTAAGAACTACCTTATTCTGTTGTGCTGTACTACTATACAAATCAAACTTATAATCGTCTGTAATCATTCCTATAGTAGCGCTACTATACTTGCAAGGCTTATATAAATGTGAATCAGAAGTTTCTAACTCGGTTATGAATGGTGTAGCAGATAAAGTAATGTTCTGCACTTCTCCAGAACCTATTTCCAATGTGTATAGCTTCTCATTTATATCATAGAATTGTGCTGTATATTTCATCTTACCTTAGCAGTTTTGTTATTGTAATTGGCTAGAACTCCTACAAGTTCCTTACCTTTAATCTTAAATTCTACCTGACCACCGCCAGCAGAACCTATAACCCCATTACCATTAAGCAGGTTAAATAGATTCCTTTGCTGTCTGTTATTAAGAATCATTTCACCAGCATTTACCCTAGCTAAGTTCATATCTCCTATAGTACTATTGCCAGCAAATATACCACCAGTACTAAAAGAAGGAATACTAGCCAAAGCTGCTACTACAGCCGCTGCTGCTGCACCTGCTAACAACCATCCTACAAACGGTGTTTGGGCTGCACTGGCTACACCACTGGCAATAGCTTCACCTTTCTTAGCTGTAGTTAATGCTACAATTTGTGGGATAGCTGCTGCTACAGCACTAATCAAATTAGCACCCCAACTTAACCAAGCTGCCGCACCTTCATTGGTCATATTGGTTACAGAACCCATAATAGAAGCTATAGCACCTAAACTTTGTGCATACTCATTATTCAGCTTAATATTTTTATTAGTAATAGGGCTACTAAACCTAGGAAGTGAAGTAGGTATTTCTGGCTTCTTAGCCATACCAACTAAACTAGCAGGTTTGCCATCTAACTTACTAGTAGGTGCATTAGGATATTTGTACTGGAACTCTATTACCCTCTTCTGTTCAGTAAGTGCATTTAGTTCAGCATTGATTCTTATCCTATCTTCATTACTAATAGCTAGGTTTAATTCCTTTCTTAAAGATGCTATCTGTGCATCCAGTTCTGCTAATGAACCAATAGGAATGACAGGTTTTAATTTAACCTCTCCATTATTAAGATTATCCTTTAAATCCTGCCCTGCATCAGACATATCTTTCTTAATAGTACCAGCCTTATCAGTAAAAGTTATAGCCTTATCTAGCATATCCTTTACTTCTTCACCGACTTCCGAAGTAAAGATATTCTGGAATCTAATCATATTCTCTAGGCTCTCATCTGTAGCCTCTTCCAATTCCTTAACACCTTTAGTATAAGTATCTAAGCCTTCACTACCTATACCAGCACCGCTAATCATCATTAAGTAACCTAGATTCCTAGTACCTTTAGCATCTGACTTCCTTTGCTTGTACTTCTCTAAATCTGCATATTCTTTAGTAGACGGGTCTAATAAACTCTCATATAGTTTCTGTGCTTCCTTAGCATCATTAATACCAGTAACGCCTTTAGCCTTCATTACTTCTTGAATCTGTTCCCAGAAGTACTTACTTTTACTTTCCCTCTCTAAGATTTCCTTCTTAGATAATTCTATGTAAGTGTTATAGGCTGCTGTTCTTTCTTCATTACTAATACCCTTCTTAGTAATAAGGTATTCATAGTTATTTCTTTCTGCTTCTAATCTATCTGCTTTAGATTCACCGATAGCCATAGCCATCTTAGCATTAGATAAGGCTTCTGTATATCTCTTAGCTAGTCCGATAGCATTTAATATCCCATTCTCAAATACAGTCCAATCACCACTATATAAAGATGAAAAGAAGTTATCTACAGTAGTCTTAGCAGTACCTACTACAGTATTCCAGTCCTGTTGTGCTTCTCTGGAACTATTAACAGCAGCATTAAATGCTTCTCCTGCTGTCATAGCTATACCTAGCACACCAGCAAATCTTCCTATAGTGGCTGTGATATTCCTTCCTACCTGCTGAAACTGCTGTACTTGTTGTGTGGACTGTCTTATATTGTTATCAAATTGACTACTATTTAATAATAGTCTGGTTACTAAATCAGCCATATTTAATTGTGTGTTGTATATTGTTTAGCTTTCTCTTTCAATCTCTTAATATCTTCATTACTAATAGATGTTTCCCCTGTAGTATCATTATCCCAAGTAAACTGCATTATATCAGTAGGCTTTAGTTTTTTAGTGCTATTACATTGTGCAATTACATAAGCTATCATTCTAGACTGTTCCCAGCTATTTCTATCCTTCTTATGTAGATTACTAATCAATGGTTCTAACTCATACATCTGCATCTTATCTAGTACATATTCTGGGGCTAGTCCACCTTCTATTACTAAGGCTGAATATATCTCCTCAGTGGTTAGGACTTTTTTTTAGCATCCGTATTATTAGTAATGAATAGCTGCTGCTTCTCCAGTTCCTTCTTTAAGAAGTTCTGGAACTCTACCATAATACCCATATCTTCATCTATGGCTTCTATCAGTTCTTCAAAGGTTAGTGAACTGTCTGGATTATTAGCCATTAAGACACAGTAGAAGAATAGATATTCATCTGTAATAGTCTTTAACTCAAATGCCTTACCTGTAATCTGTTCATAGATAAATAAGGCTCTAAGTGTATATTTCAGTTTGTAGTCTTGTCCTTTAATAGTCATATCAATAAGTATTTAAAAAGAAAGCCTTTACACCTCCATAACCTAGAGATATAAAGGCTCTATATTAAGCTGTAGCAGTCTTTGTAAGTGCCCCCACACCTTCAAATGATGCTGTGAATGTTGCATTATCTCCGTTAGGTGCATTGGCTTCCAAAGCTGTAATAATCACTTTGCCAGAATATGTACCAGTAGTAGAAGGCAACCAACCGCCTTCGGGTACTTCATCCTTCTTTGTTGCATAATCTTTCTCTAAGCAGAATACAGCTTCAATAGGTGTTCTGGCTGTCAGCTTGTCAAATAACTGGTCAAATGTCATACCTTCACCGTCATTAGAATAAAGGTTCTCTGTACTACAGTTCCAGCTAATCTTTCTGGCTGCTTTAGACACCCATTTGCCACCACTATCCTTAGAAGTGGTTTCTACTGTTTCTACGTTTATACTTAGTTTGTGGCTTGTTGCAAATGCTATAGATTTACCATCTATAAACAGCATCAAATCACCACCATTAATTACTTGTCCTGCCATTTGTCTTTATATTGAATGTAAGGTTCTGAATGAATGTATCTTCTATATAATCCTCATCTGCATTTGTCATTCTAATATCGTGTATGTTAATACCAGAATAGTTACCCTTCTTACCTTGTAAGGCATTTTTAACCAAGTCAGCAATTTCTATAGATTCATTGTACTTATCAGAAGCTATAACCACTTCCACATAAGTATCTTCACTATATATAAATCTATCCTTACTATCAGATGGTTCTATACTTGTTCTTCTATAAACAATGAATGGAAATGTAGTACCTGTATCAGCTATTAAAGGGTAAATTTTATGCCCTACACTATCTATAACCTTTGCATCATTACTAAGGATATTATAGATAGCTTTACCTACTTGTAAACTCATCGTCTGTTCCTATTAGCTATTCTCTGAATTGACTGGCTTATAAGGTTATCCATATTATCAAAGATTTCCCTTTCCTTATTGGCTTTAGCTGTTCTAAAGAAATGTGCTGCATTGATATTACCTCTATTGGCTGCTGCTCTCTGCCTTCTAATAGGATTCCGACCTCTAACAGATGCAGTATTACTACCAGTGGTTCTTCTAACTCTAGTACCCATTTCAAAGAACTTTAATCTAAAGTCACCCATAATATGTACTTTAGCTTCTTCTCCGTTTCTATCAGCATTAGCTTTGATTCCACTTATTAAGGTCTTACCATTCCACCAGTTTCTACTAGAAGCTGCTCTGCCTAAAGTCTGCCTTAGCTGTCTTTTAGTTTCACCGACTAAGATACCAGCACCCTTTCTTAAAGCACTTCTATAGACCTGCCTTTGCTGTCTGCTTGTCAAATCTGCAAACATAGAAGTAATCTGTCTGGCATCTACTTCTATATTATTCATTTATCAATTCAGTTACTATGGTTATTGATTGCTTATATAATTCTCGGTTAATACTAAGAATCCTGTACTTATTGCCATTCCAAATAATTCGCATTTGCTCATTAACTTTGTGATATAGCCTTATAGTAAAGGTAACTGTATAGCAGTGGATTATTTCATTATTCTGGTTCTGTCTGTTTCCAGAATTATAAGTAACCTGCGCTCTGGTACTTATAGCATCCTTCCAGTCTATACCATTAGCCCCATATACATCTTTTAGTGTTATAGGTTCTTGTATGGTAATTGGATAATTTAATAGTCCTGCCCTCATTTTATTTCATAGTGTTTATAAAGTCCTATAAGGTATTCATAACTATAAGGCAGTTTAACTACCGTACCAAATGCTACAGGCTCTCTATTAGCATATAAGTTACCTATCATTAGTAACATAGCGTGAATTATAGCAGGTGGTAAAGTACCACCTGTTTCTAATTCATCTAAAGCTATGTCTAAATGTTTAGATACCGAATCCTCTGCTACAGCTATTAAGTCCAGAATGTACATATCATCTGCCCTAAAATCCTCATCTACTAGCAGGTGTTTCTTTGCTTGTTCTAAAGTTATATACATAGCTTACTACTTATTAAATAGACTATAATTAGGCTTTAAGAACCTTCTTAACAAATGCTTCTGCTCTTCTAGGCTTAGCATCAAAGTAAGCATTGATAACAAGTCTTACCTTACCGTTAGCAGCCTGTGTATATGGGTCTACTGTTAAATCAATTCCACCCCATTGACCGATAACCAAATCAGCGAAGTTACCATAAACAATACCCTTACCTGCAACAGCAGAAGTACAAAGAACTGGATAACCGTTTACCTCATTACCTTCCATAATGAAAGAATTTTGATTCTTTGCAGTAGACTTTAATACAGCCTTGGCAGAAGGTGAAACAATAAACTTAATATCACCTCTTACATTCTTCTCACCTAATGTAGCTTCCATATTTACAAAGTCTGCATAAGTAACAGCAGCAGTATCAGCAGTTACACCGTTAAGCATACCAGCAGGCTGTGTAGCAGAACCAGCAGCAGTACCCAAAATAGTAGCTTCCAACTTATTAGAAATAGCTGCTACAATATCTCTCTTTAGCATTTCTTCTGCACTATTAGAATCTTGAATTAAGAATTGCTTAGATACATCAATGTAAGCAGTAAGTCTTTTAGGCTCTAGGTTTACTTCACTGAAAGTACCAGCACCATCATCAGCAGCAGCTACTTCACCAGCCCATCCTACATTTGAACCAGAATAAACAGGAATAGAAACATTACCTACAAGTCCTGTCATATAAGAAGCACCTGCTTGTGCCAATACTAAACTTGCTCTCAATGGTTCTAGAATACCTAACTTATCTTCTGCTACATTCTCCTGCCCTGCTGTAGCTACAGTAGCCTGTATATTTGCTCTTTCTTCAATAGGAAGTACAATCTGTCCGCTATAAGATTGACCTGCCTTTCTCATTTCAGCGATACCAGCACCTACTACTTCCTGTGCTCTCTCATCTAATTGTCTGTTATTGGCTACATCATTGATAGCCTTTAAAAGTGAAAACTTTTCCTTCATAGTATTAGTTGTATGTGTTGTTTGTTTAAGGTTATCTTCTTCAATCTTCCTAATCTGAATATCTATATCTGCTACTTCTTTAGTAAGAGTTTCAAATTCTATCTGCTCGCCAGCATTTAGCTTTCTTACTTCCTTCTCTGCACCAGATATAATTTCCTCTGCTCTCTTTTTAAGCAGTTCCTTTTTGTCCAGTAGTTCTAAGGTGTTCATTAGTTTAACTTACTCCTAAGTCCAGCGAAGTAATCTTTTAAATCCTCGCTCTCTAAATCCTGCATCTTTCTTAATGCTACAGATGTATCTGGGTATGCTTCTTTATATACAGGTGATACATCGAATAATTCTTTGAAGCTATTGATAATTCTTAAATAACTACCATCTTCTTTCTTAGTCCAAGTATCTTTGCCAATAGTAAAGGCAAATGAAGAAGTACTAATATCCCCCCTTCTAAGACCTTCTAACAGTTCATCACCTAAAGCAGTGTTAGGTGCTTCAAACCTGTATTTAAGTCCAGTATCATCTATAGTTAATTCTAGGCTTCCAGTACCATATTTAGACCTAGCTAATATACCTCTATCCTCATTGTGATTCAGTAAGCATAGTATATCAGACTTTTCTAAGATACCTTCTAAGGCTGTAGGTTCTATTACTTCAGTAAAGCCACCTAAATCCCTAGATTGCTTACCGAATACTAAAGCATAGCCTTCTACTGTTCTGGAATCCATCTTTACAATTTCATTACAGTTTCTTAGTTCTCTCATAGTGTTGTTATTATTCTAATAGAATCCAACCAGTATTATCTATCTTAGTCTGTAATGCAGCTACCTGTTCCTTTAATAGCTTGTTCTGTTCCTCTAAGGATTCAACATACTTTCTTAATGCAGAATCATCATAGTTACTAAGTCCAGCCAGTTTCTGCTTCTCTGGTGTTGTATAATCTTCTGTAGATAACTGCTTACCATTTACCTTGTCAACTTTGGTATTAACAACATCTTTAATACCTTGTAATTCATTCTGTAAATCGGTTTGCTTAGTAATATCACCTTCTACAGTTCCCCATACAGCATTAACTGTACTACCAATCTTGGCACTGATTCTATCCAGTTCTAATACTCCTTCTTTAGTTGCTCTCTGTAGTCCCATTACTTCAAATAATAATTAGTCTGCCCTTTAACTACCTCGTCATAATAAGCATCATTGAACATAGCATTAGGACTTTTAAAGCTGTAGCTGTAATAGATTAGTCCAGATTGTAGCTTATCTAGGTCAGATGAATTAATAACCGCTTTATCTATTCTATCTTCTTCTACTATACCAGTCAAATCACCACCTTTAAAACTACATTCTATAAACTCTGCTGGGTTTGTGGTGTAAAGCCTAAGTATAAATTCAGAAGTGTTTCTTACCCTAAAGGGAATACCGTCCTTATCTTCCAACTTAATATTGAATACCAAGTCAGTTCCTTTGTAAATTGTCTGTATCATTGATTATATTGTTATTAGATGGAATGTTATTAGCAGCATTTTTAATCTCCATTAGATTAACCTGTATAAAGTGAGAATCCCCACCATCTATAGCAGGTAAATCCAACTGCTTTCTAATCTCATTGGCACTAACCACACCGATATTAAATAGTGTATTGTAATAGTTTGCTAAAGACTGTTTGTCTGCTCTTAGTAATACAGAAGTATCAAATCTTACATCTATTCTACTTCTTTCAGAAGGCTTATACAGCTTCCTTTCAAACTCTAATTCTATCTTTTCTAGTAATGGTGATAATGTATCAGTAAGAAAAGCTAGCTGGGTAGCCTCAACAGTACTATAACTGCTCTTGGATAAGTCAAATGCTTTAACTGGTGATACTCCGAAGAACCTACAAATATCAATTACATTAAACTGTCTGGTTTCTAATAGTTGTGCATCAGCAGGATTCACTGTAATAGGCTGAAAGTCCATATTACCTTCTAATACAGCCACTCCATTAGGTGTACCAGTAGTAGGACTAAAAGCAGTCTGCCAGCTAGTTTTTAAATCGACCTTCTGCTTACCAGTTAAAGTAGATTGTACTTTAAGAATACCAGCCAGATTAGCACCACCTTTAAAGAATCCTTGTGCGTGTGATTCAGAATCTGTAGCCAGTCCTAAAGTCTGTCTGGCGTGTTGTAAAGTACTGATTCCAGTAATACCATCATAACTAAAGTTCAGTATATGAATCATATTGCAAGGCTCTACAAGTCCTTTAATACCTACAACACTATATCTAATTCCGTCCTTCTGTTCAGTAATAGTAACATAATCTGGCTGTAAATAATGAAGTGCTACTGCATCTCCTTTAGCATCTCTTTCTATATAAGCATATCCATTACCTTTAAGCAGTGTACTTACTATCAAAGTCTTTATGAAAGTAAACCTGCTCATCTTATTGTTCGGCTCTTTGTTCAGTAAGTAGTAGGTAGGATGCTTAATAAACTTTTCTTTATAACCAGAATCATTAATGTAATATGGTTCTAATGGGAGCTGTGCTACCGCATCACTAATAACATCTACACACCTATATACTGTAGATAATAGCATAGCCTTATTAGTGGTATAGCCGCCATTCATATTATACATTAACGAATCACAGAATAACCCTCTGGTTTCCTGTTCTGGTTCTTTCTTTTTTAACCAATTAGTAAAAAGTCCCATTATATTGTGATTATTTCATTGCTAAATCTAGGATTCCGCAAAAACATACCTAAAGCCTGTATCATTGCTATAGTTCCATCTATCTTCTTCTTATCTACTGCCTTATTCGGTTTAACATTACCATTATAATCAGACTTCAAAGTAACATTTCTAAAGCAGTACCTATTTATTTCATTGTTATCAATAACTGCCTTACCAGATAGTATTAGCCTTTCCAGTTCTCTAGTAGGCATATTAAAGTTACCTAGTGTTTGTGGATATTCTTCTAATGGTAGTCCCTGCTCTGTAGAATCTATAGCCCATTGTGTAGCATTATACTTGTCATATCCTACAGACTGGATATTAACTACATCAGCATATCTAAGCATATCAGCAGTTATATAGTCATAATCGGTAACATTGCCACTGGTAACAGTAAGATACCCCTGCTGCTTCCAGTATTTGTAAAGTTCCTTATCTGCCTTATCCTTTAATGCCGATTCTGGAAGATAGTAATGTGTTTTGAAGTAGTAAGTACCATCCTGCACAACTAAGTAAGCTACAGCAGTTAAATCCGAAGTAGCAGCTAAATCCACACCTACATAGCAATCCATACCAGCAAACTTATTAAGGTTTACTTCCTGACTGCACTTAATAATATAGTCCTCTGGTAGCCACACATTAGAACTATCACACCATAAATTCAAAGTCTTAGTTTTAACTCCGACTTCATCAGCAGGGTTATTTATTGCCTGTTGTACCTGTCCCCTAATGTATTTGGAAGTTACTGTAATATCCAAGTTTGGTGCACATTTAACCCAGTTCTTTTCATCTCTCCAATCATCATCAGTATCTAAAGAATAGATAGCTATAAACATTTCATCATCTACCTTTAAACCGTTCAGCACCTCTATAGCTACGGTTCTTAATTGGTAACAGGGTAAAGTTTTATCGAAGCCAGCAGTAGTAATAGTACAAAGATGTGGATTCATCCTCATTCCCATACTGGACTTAATAACATCACGTACCTTACTATTCTTAGCAGCGTGATATTCATCCAATAAACCAAAGCTGGCATTAAATCCATCCAGCTTACTATCATCAGCAGCCAATACTTTCAACTTGGAATTAGTAAGGTTAAACAGAATATCAGCTCTATAGGCTGTAAGATACTTACCTTTAGAATCCAATCCCTTACTAAACTTGCTACACATATCAAAGGCTATCTTAGCTTGTTCTTTACTATTAGCAGCCAGTAATACTTCTGCACCATCTTCACCATCAGCTATTAAATAATACAAGCATAAAGCAGCAGCCAAAGCTGTCTTACCCTGCTTCCTACTTACTTCTATATAGCTGCTAGTATATCTTCTGGTAGTAGTTCCCTTCCAGTAGAACCCAACTATATTAGCTATTATAAACTGCTGCCATCCTTCTAAGATGAATGGTTTACCAGAATGCCGACCAGTATAATGTTTTAAAGTCCCTATAAACTTAATGGCTCTATCTACCTTATCTTCTCTAAACTCTAAATCATCCCTTTGCAGGTCATTCTGGAATCTCTTACAAGCCAGCTTAATAGTTTCTCCTGCTATTATTTCTCCATTAAGAACCTTACTACAGTATTCATAGTAAAGCCTAGTATTCATTTATCTAGTTTCCTTTCCTTCCTTTATAAACTGCTCAAATGGGTTATATCCGTCCTGTTCTACTTTAGGCAATTTAGTTCTAGCCTTAGCTGTTAGTCCGAACTCCAGCATAACTTTCATAGCTTGCGTTTGAGCATCTTTAGCAATCTTAATAGCTGGGTGCGGTGCTATGTTACCCCTATCACTGGTAACAGTCAAACCTTCATCTTCTAACTGTTTGGATGCCTTAATGAACATACTGTAGTTTCTAGCCAGCATCGTTAAAGCTGCACTATCCACATTCTCTAACATACCAGTACTATCTAGCTGTTCTAGTACATTCTGCATATATACCTTAGCATCCTTTTCAATGTCCTTTGGAATAGTGTAATTTATCATATTATAGCCTATTTAATTTTTATAATTTAAAGAGCTGGAACGCAGTATCCGCAACGAAGACCTGCTCCGTCTGATGAGACTGCAGAAAACACTCGTT